ACTTTAGCTTCGGTACAAATGACTTGACTCAGATGACCTTCGGTTATAGCCGTGACGATATCGCAAGCTTCTTGCCAAGCTACTTAGAGAAGAAGATTCTTGATGTTGACCCATTCCAGGTTCTCGATCAGAAGGGTGTTGGTCAGCTTATTAAGATGGCTGTTGAGAAGGGCCGTGAGACTCGCAAGAACCTCAAGTGTGGTATCTGTGGTGAGCATGGTGGTGAACCAAGTTCTGTTAAGTTCTGCCATCGTGTAGGTCTTAATTACGTTAGCTGCTCTCCATTCCGCGTGCCTATCGCAAGACTTGCTGCGGCACAAGCAGCAGTGGAAGAAATGTAGTATTTTACTAAAAGTCAATATGTTAGGCGGTATACCACGTGTTTACGTAGGTGTTCCGCCTAATTTGCATAAGGGAAAAATGTTCATTTTTCACGCTTTGTGTGCTCTTTTGAATAGTAAAACTTACCAAAACTTACAATACGTGTGTAAAGGAGTACTTACCATCAACTTACCAAATACAACAAACGATTATGGCAATATTTAAGGCAGTAGTCAGAAGACCACGTAAAGATGGATTCTGGCAGGTATATATCAGAGTAGGCGTAGGCGTAAAGGTCGGATATATTACAACTGGCAAGTATGTAACAAGTAAGGGACTTAGTAAGACGAACGAAATTACCGACCCGTATGTTTTGCAATATTGCTCAAGTCTGATCATCGAGTACAACGATAGGCTTAACAGGGTAAACACATCAAGATGGACAGTGAAGCAAGTGGTTGATTTTTTACGCACAATGGACTCTGACTTATGTTTCAGCGAGTATGCACGTAAGCACATTGACAGAATGGTTGACCGAGGGCAGCAGCGTAATGCACGTAACTACGAACTTGCGTTGCAACATCTTGAACGTTTTGCTGGTACAACCAAAGTCATGTTCTCTGAGCTTACTTCTTTGTTTATTAACCAATGGATAAAATCTCTTGAAACAACAAAGCGGGCAAAGGAAATGTACCCTATTTGCATTCGTCAAGTGTATAAAGCTGCTCTTGTAGAATACAACGACTACGATAACAATCTCATCAGAATTAAATCCAATCCTTGGATGAGCATTGAGATTCCAAAGGCAGACAGACCAGAGAAGCTCGCTATAACTCCCGAAGCATGTCGAGAGTTCTTCTTTTTCCCTCTTCCCGAGAGTAAGATGGCGCATCCACTTGAAGAGTTAGGACGTGACGTTGCTATGATAGTTATCTGCTTGGCAGGAATTAACACTGTAGATTTATTCCACATGAAGAAGTCTGATTATTACGATGGCATTCTTCACTATCAGAGAGCGAAGACAAAGATGTTTCGCACTGATGGTGCTTATATGGAAATGCGTGTTCCAGCTATTTTGCAGCCTTTATTTGAGAAATACAAAAGCACTGACGAGGATGATGAGCATCTTTTTTGTTTTGCAAAACGGCATACGACTTCTGATAGCTTCAGCGCAAATGTAAACATTGGTATTCGACACCTTTGCGAGGCTATGGGAATTGATAAAGATAATGATTATTCTGTTTACACTTTCCGTCACACTTGGGGAACTATAGCACAGAATGATTGTAATGCAAGTATTGAAGAAGTTGCATTTGCAATGAATCATAGTAGCGCCCACAAGGTAACACGAGGCTACATCAAGACAGATTACTCGCCTGCATGGGAACTCAACGAAAAGGTTATTGATTTTATTTTCTTCTCTGATAAGCCTTCACGACGTGAACAGAAACCAAAAGAAGAACGTTTTAAACTATCATACCGTTACCAAGTACATGGAGAAGCATTTTTTCAAGGACGTAAGTTAGCCGAGATAACTGATGTCGGTTTTAACAACGTTGATGAAGTAATTGCAAAACTTGTAGCACAACTTCCTGTCGACATTCCCAATCGCTCAATGGTTATTTTCAAAATAGAGAACCAAGACAAGAAACAATCTGTTGTTTACGAGCGGATGAAAGGCAAAGGTTTCTAATTTACTTTTCAACCTACAGAAGGACTTTCTTTTGTAGGTTTTCTTTTTTACTTTCATTAACAAAAGGAATATGCTCCTCGCGTACGTATACGCGCGCGGTAGATGTATATTATTTATTTTACTTTATTTTGTGCACTTTTTTCCGAAGAAATGCGTTTCAAGTGGGATTTCTTCCGAAGAAATGCGTTCTAAGTGGGATTTCTTCCGAAGAAATGCGTTCTAAGTGGGGTTTCTTCCGAAGAAATAAATTAACGTTTGTTTGCAATAACACTTTTGGCTATAAAAACCATATTCCTGACGCCAAGAAAATGGTACAACAACGACATATAGGGAGCATTATAAATGATATAAAAAACACCAAAGTGCGACATATAGGGAGTGTTTTATAAATACTTGTTATTAAATTAGTTATAAAGAAAAAGGGGACTATTCTCACTAACAATCCCCTTTTAACTAAAACAAATCAATTCAATTAATTCAACAATTTAATAAAAGCGTTTCTATAGTAGTTATTTGTAGATTTTATTTGCCTCCACCAGACAAAGCGATGAGTCTGTCTTCGATGGTCTTCTTCGTCTCTGTTGCAACGTCGAGGGTTGTTGCCTGTAATTTTGGAGCAATATAAGCTGTAAACCTCTCCATTGCTTGTATACGTTCTTTAGGCTCAAGACTTGCCAAGTCTTTTTCAAATAGGTCAGAGTCATAGTAACTGCCAGTGACATTTGCAAGAATACTTCTTACTTTTCCCGAAACTTTATTCGGTGTTCCAGCAACGCGACCGCCTGTCTTCGCTATTCCTTTAGGTCGTCCTCCTTTCTTCTTTTCAGTAGTCATATTATTTGGTGTATTAAAAGTTAAACTAACCATGCAAAAGTAATGTGTTATTTTCGCAGAAAATAGATAACTTTTAATAGACAACGTAATATGGGATTAATCGGAGCAGCAATTGGTGCCGCAGGTAGTATTTTTGGAGGTATCAGCGCATCAAAAGCAATGAGGAAGATGAAAGCCAATGTAGAGGCACAGAAAAAAGCCAACCAAGACTGGTTTGACAGACGTTATAACGAGGATGCAACACAGCGTGCAGATGCTCAGCGTATCTTAACTATGACAGAGGAAAGTATTAAGAATCGTAACAAAGCAGCAGCAGGGGCACAAGCTGTCATGGGTGGCACTGAAGAAAGTGTCGCTGCAGCTAAAGCGGCAAACAACAAGGCTCTTTCGGATGCAACCTCGCAGATTGCGGTTAATGCAGAGCAACGTAAGGATTCTATAGAGCAGCAGTACCAACAGCGTGATGCAGACCTTACCAACCAGCTCAACGAGATTGAGCAGAATAAGGCTAACGCTATTGGTCAAGCTGTTCAAGGTGTTACTGGTGCTGCTGGTAGTCTTCCATTCTAATTCAGAGAGAAGAATATGAGTGCTATAAATGATATTTTAGGTAAGCCTGCCCCTACGTCACAGCCGCCACAGCCTGCAAGTCCAACTATAGGAGTGAAAACGGAAACAGCATTGGGTGCTGCAGGAGTAGCGCAGCAGAGAGCCGAGAATGCCCACTTGAGGGAAAATGGAGCTGTTCCGACAACTCAAGCAGGAAATATTAGCGGTAACAACACTGCTCCTTCTATTGTAGCCCCAACTGTTTCAAATATAGAGCAGAGTGTAGCTGCTAAGGAGGATAAAATAACTCCTGTAAAGACTGCAACGCCAACACGTATGTCTTACACTGATATGTTTACGAAGCTCAGTCCGTATCAACCTCCGACACAAGAAGAGTTAGCTAACGAACGGAAGAAAGAGAAACGTGAGAAAATATTCTCTGCAATTAGTGACGGTATATCAGCACTATCTAACCTTTATTTCACGACAAAGTATGCACCCAACATGTATAGGCATGAGAACTCACAATCTGCTAAGACGGAAAATAAGTGGGAGAAACTGCGTGCAAACAGAGATGCGCAGCAAAATGCGTATATAAGAAATCTTATGGCTGCAAATCAGGCAGACGACGAAAGAAAGGATAAAGATAGAAATTGGATGCGCCAGCTTGGTATAGATTTGTACAACCAAAAGAAAGACGCAGAAGAAATCCAATACAAGAAAGATCGTGACAACGTCAAGGATGACCAATGGCAAAAAGACCATGACCAGCGAGGTAGTCAGTTTGCTCAAGGTATGGAGTACAAAGGAAAAGTCTTAGCGGAAACAGAACGTGCACACAAGGCAAGTGAGGGACTGAAAGGTGCTCAGATAGCAGAAGCTGGTCGTCATAACAGAGTAAGTGAAGCACAAGGCGCTGCAAGAATTAGTCAAGCAGAAAGCCATTTTAGAGCAACGCACAATGCTGATGGCACGACAAAAGGTTCTGCGAAAGACAACGGTTACCACCTCACTATAGGCGGAAAGACTTACACGTATGAAAATAAAGACGATTACGAAAAAGCTGTAGTAAAAGAAGCAAGGAAGCGTGGCATCAGTCTGACGTGGGGTACTTCTAAGAACAAGTATACTGGTGAGACAACTGGAACTCCGAAGTTCCGCACAATAGTTGGTCTGGCAAGTGAACTTGAGGAGAAGTTCGGCGGAGAACCTAATCAAGCTAAATCAACTTCGACAGGAGGAGGTTTCAATGCAAAAAATTATCGTCGTAACAGAACAAAGCCTACGGCAAAGCAAACCACAACAAATAAACCACCGTTAAATTAATACATTATGCCAAATAAGGTAACATACACTATCACAACAGCTGACGGCAAAGAACATCAGGTATCTAAGGAAAATGTCGATAAGTACGGTATTCAATCGTATGCAGATGCATACAAGGGTGCTACTATCCGTATGCGTGATGCGCAGAAGGGCGATTATGACATCCCTTTACAGCATTTCGATAATGCGAGAAAGCAAGGACTTCATGCTTTCTCGCTTGAGCATACGCCTGTTCAGAAACAGGCTGCACCAAAACCAACACCTACTCCAACAGCAAAACCAACTCCAAGCCCAAGTGTACATCCTCGACAGAGCACACCGCAAGTTAGTAAACCGCTTTTGTCAGACTCATTTGGAAAAGGAACTGGAACAGATTTCTTAAAACCTAAGCCTGTAGGTTATAATCTTTCAGAGGAACATCGTAATGAAGTTCTTGGAGAGCAGGCAAAGCGTAGTGCTACTCCATCAAACCCACATGTACAACGTACTATTCAGTTAGGGAATGAAGCTAAGGCAAAGCGTGTAGAGCGTGAACAGAAGCGTTTTGGTAAACCGACAATTGCTAAAGCCTTTGATGATGCTGTGCATGGTGATAAGAAAGCGGCAAAGGAGTTGGGCATGCCGCAGGTTATGCAACAGAAGAAAGACGAGATTGATTACATGCAGGCAACAGGGAAAGAATTACGCAACCCTGTTGACGCTGGATTGACATATGATGAAAATGGAGATGTAGTTCATTCTATGTTTGCTCCAACGGTAGCACGTGACGAGCATGGAAACATTGTTACAAATGAGGCAGGAGAGCCTCTTGTAGGGATTTCGTCAGATGAAGCACGTGCAAAAGCATACGGAGATAGTGTACAGACAGGTATCGAGGCACAACGTGAAAAAGACAAGGTTGATAATCTCTACAAAGATGCCGTTGAGAGTGTAAATGATGCCTTTGACGAAGATTACAAAAAGAAAGAGGCTTTCAGAAAGGAACATCCGTTCTTGGGAGCAGTAAGTGATGCACTTGAGGGATTTAGCAATCGAGGGAATGCCCTACAGTATACTCCAGAAGGTGCCAAGCCAGGACTTACTGCTCTTGGCATGATGACAAAGGCTGCACAAATGAAAGAAAACGCAGATAGATATGGAGACGCTGGTACCCTAAGCCGTCTCTATGGTGGTATTATGGCAGGTTTGACAGATGTAGACACATACGACTTTGGAATAACTGACACATTCAATGCAGCAAATCTCTATCGTGCAGCAAAGAACTATGAAGAAGGTAAAGCTACCGCTAAAGACAAGATGCTTCTTGATGCAGCAGCTATTGCTAATAACGTCCAATCAGAAGCCTCTGATAAACTTGGTGGTGCATTTGGAGCAGGTCAGAACCTTGTCGGTACTATTGGGTTCATGGCACAAATGGCTACAAACCCAGCCTCCGGGATAGGCAAAGAAGCTGCTGCAAGTGTTGCTAAGACTGTTGCAAAGAGAGCACTGCAGAAGTTTGGTAAAGGAGCAATAGCAAAAGCCGTCACAGGACTTGCTAAGGGAGCAACACGAGTGGGTATGGATGCCGTGGAAGCAGGTGTTGTTACAGGTATGTATAGCCCAACAAAGATAGTAGGCGATTATCTCAATCGAAAGACAGGCGATGTGCAATCCGATGGTAAGGGCGGCTACATTTTTCAAAACAAGGAATATAGTGATGTAAAGGCACTCGCTAAGGCTATCAATGGTCAGTATGCTGAGAATATCTCTGAAATGTGGGGTGAATATATACCTGGAGTGGGTAAAGTAAATGCTGCCATTGGTCGTGGTGCACGTAAGATTGGTTTAGGAAAGGTTGTAGATGCCTTTGAACACATGAGTTCATCTAATTGGGCGAAGACTTGGAAAAATTTCCAAGAGAGAACCAAGTGGAACGGAATGGCTGGAGAATACTTCGAGGAGGTTGCAAACAACCTATACAATGCTGTTACCAATGGAGACATGACACTCGACACAGACCCACACACTGGAGTGTTCAACCCAAAGATTAATCTTGATACGTTCTACAGTGTTGCTCTGATGAGTGGTATAATGAGCGGAGTTAACACAGCAGGTTATGCAAGAGAACGCTACAAGGCACCACACGAGCAACGCAAAGCAGACGCACAAGCACGTTCTGTTTTTGGTGAGCGTTGGGATGAATACAAGAACGCTATTGATAACGCTGATGAAAAGCAGATAGGTAGCGTAATGGAGAAAATTGGCAGTGATAAGTCTTTGTCAAACTCTCAGAAGATTGCAGCCTTACAATATCAATATCGTACAGCTGTTGTGCATGGTGTTAACGCACAAGACACAAAGAATAAGCTTGAGGGTCAGTTTAACGCAATGGACGAAGCCTACAGTATGGGTTATAATTTGCACGATGAAAAGGAACTCAACAATACAGCTATTCTTTATGACGAGGCGAAGAAACAAGCGACAAAAGCTACTGGATGGAATGAGGATACACTTGAAAGTATGATAGGCGAAGATGGCGGTGCGTCAACTTTAGCCTATATGAAGCATAGTGATGAGTTTAACGATGGACAGTTACAAGCATTTACCGACTATGCCAATGCACGTGCAGCCTATAATGGTATGATTCAGCGCGCGAAAGATGATATTGACACAAAAGTACATGAAAGTGAGCTTGTGGTAGACCAGCGTACTAACCTTGATACTGGTGCCATTCACCCAGCAACGATGAAAGTTGATGATAGACAAGTGTATATTGTCAATGGCAACGTTGTAATGCTTCCTGATGGTAGCGGTGTTGATCATGAACACTCTGATGACTTTATTGTATTGCGTGATGCCGAGACTGGAGAACTTGAAACAGCAGACCCTTCTGCAATCTTCAAGGTAGATGCACCGATTAACGTGCAAGAGGAGAAAGAGGTTGCAGCAGACAATATCCGTCAGACATTTGCACATCAGCAGGCTGATAAGATTGACGGAAAATTAGAATTCAAGCAAGGTGACACCTATTCTATCATAGACAAAGAAGATGGTACGCAACACTCTTTGTCTATAATTGGTGATGCAATAGACGAAAAGACAGGGCAGGTTAATCCTGAAATGGTGCTTGTTGATATTGATGGAGCTCAGCAGCCTACCCTATTGCCAAAAGAACAAGTACAGCAGCAGGTTGATGAGGCACGTCGAGCAGCCGTTGCAGCAACGCAGGTTGTAGAGAACGCACCAACTACCAATACTAATAATACTTACAGCATAAACGATGAGGTTACGCTCTCTGATGAGAATGGAAATACTGTTCGTGGAAGTATAACAGCCCCTGAGAATGAAGATGGTAAGTTTGAAGTCTACACAGAGCAGCCTATTAATGGTAAGAAAGTAAATCTGTTTAGTGCAGAAGAACTTGATGCTATGACAAAAGCGCCTGAAACTGTTACAGAAAATGCAACAGTTCAGCAGCCTCAGCAGCAGGAAGAGACTGAGGACTCGGTAGAAAAGGAAACCTCACAACAGCAAACAACAGCTTTGGAGCGCATTCCTAAAGACGAATCTGGTCAGCCTCTTTATGAGCAGACAGAACCCGAAACAGCGTGGGATGCTATTGTAGAGCAGACGGAAGGTGACACGAGTATGGCACAGACTGTTGCCGATGATATGGTGTCAGATTTGGAAGCTGGTGTAAAAAAGGCTGAAAAAACCAAAACAAAGAGTGGTGGCAGCATTGCTGAGAAGATTGCAGCAGAAAAAGAACGTGCTGCGGTTATTGAACAGGCAAAGGCAACACTTGCACATTGGAGGAAGATTGCTGCTGTTAATCGTATGCGTGAAGCTGCAATACAAGCAGAGGAACAGCGCAAAGCTGATGAAGTGGCACGTGTACGTAAGGAACAGGAAGAGAAAGAACGTGTAGAGCAAGAAGAAGCAGAACGTATCAAGCGTGAAGCTCTTAATGGTGTACCCGATTTTGTAGAAGATAAGGCAACCGATGCACGAGCAAGAGGCTACAGGCGTGTTAATGGAGATAAGGTAGATAGACAAGAGCCTATTAACGCAACGAAAGGTAAAGAAGTGCAGGTTAAATTTGATGATGATAACATCCCAACAGGACACGTTGCAATCATCGAAGCTAATCAGTTACAACCAAGCCATAAGAATGGGCAACGAAATCCACAGCATTTCATCGACGAGGCACAGCCAAAAGAGCGTAAAGACGATGCAAGTGTAGGCGCAGCACGCAAGATTGCGGCAAATATTCGCCCAGAAGAAATAACATCGTCCATTACAGCTTATACAGGCGCACCAACAGTGAATAGCCGTGGAGAGGTTATTCAAGGCAATAATCGAAGTGCCGCGCTTCGTGAAATGTGGGACAATCATCAGGAGCAAGGCGATAAGTACAAGCAGTATCTTATCGATCATGCAGAATCATTTGGTTTAAGACCAGAAGACATTGCAGCAATGGATAAGCCTGTACTTGTTAATATGCTCGATGTGAACGATGATGAGGCTATTTCATTAGGTCAATTTGTAGCAAGTGATACAGAAAGCGGAGGTACAGAACGCATCAAGCCTAAGAATGTTGTTAAGAAACTTGGTGACAAGATGAAGAACTTTGCAAACATTCTTCTGCGAGCTAATGACGAGAACATCTCTTTTGCAGAGCTTGTTGATAGCAATGGTGTGGACGCTTTAAAGTGGCTAAACGCTAATGGAGTGATTAGTCCAACACAGTATAAGAGTGCATTTGATAGCAAAGGCAACATCACAGCTGAAGCAAAGAATGATATCAAGGGTATTATGTATCAAAGTATCTTTGAGGGTGGTAATACACAGCTTGAGGAGATGTTTAACGCACTACCTGCAAAAGCACAGAAAGCAATTCTTGCAACGGCATATCGTGATTATGACAGTCCACAAAGCGAACGTATGATAGGGGATATTCAGGACTCTATCATGGCATATTATGCTCTGTCACATGATAGCATGTTTATGAATGCAAAGAATCATAAAGATGCACGTATAGCTGTTGAAGCATGGAGAAGACAACTTGCTTTTGACGATGTTACAGGAGAAAGTTACCTTCCTGCAGAAAAATATAGTAACTTTGCATTATTGCTTGCGACTATGTACAAAGGCGATAATCAGTCGCTCATACAGGGTACGTTCAATAAGATGTATGACCTTATACAAGGCACACAAGAAGAAACTCTGTTTGAGCAACCTGATAACACGCCACGTTCACTTGCGCAGGCAATCAAAGAAACATTAAATATAGAATATAATGGACAACAAGGAAGCAATGTATTGGCTGGCGATAATTCAGCAAGCCAAGAAGGGAGAACAGGAAGCAATGGAGATGCTACGTCAAGAGGACGAAGTGAGGATATCGATGGGGCAGAAGCCAATCAAGGAGGAACTGAAAGAGATACTGGAAGAAGCGGAGAAGAAAGAGTAGAGAAAGCTGATGAAGGGGCTTATTCTCTTAGTCAACAGAAGTCTGACAATGGAGAGAACTTCTATCAAGATATCAATGGAAATATTGATTTAGCAAATATACCAGACGAGGTTTTTAATAAAATCAATAAGCCTCAGGCGCCTTTCCGTCTTACTCCCTCTATGCTTAAACATGTTTTTGATAGGCATGGAAAGGAGATGGGACTCTCTAAAGCTGACGATGCGATAGACTTCGTATTAGACGTGATAGATAATTTTGATCACGTACGTCAAGGAGAGAAAGGCGCAATCATATTCTCTATAGAAAATGGGAGAAGTCGTACAGGTAGACGTGCTGTAACAGTTCTATTAGATTCGTTAAGTGGAAGCTATTACGGAATAAAGACTTCGGGTTATGAAAGAATAGAAGGCTTAACAAAAAGAACATTGTTATGGGAGAAGGGCGCGAAAGATACTTCTACTACAGGTGTTGCCCCTGCAAATGTTTCCACCGAACAAGCTTCTCAAAGCAACGAGCCTGCTGGCAGCGCATCAAACCATAACAATGATTTCGAGGGCAAAGATAAGCAATCTTCCGATACAAAGCAAGAAATTGTAGACAATTATTTAGAAAAGCCTGCAAGAGATGCAGATTTGTTTGCAATGGCTGAACGTGTAGCGGAAGAGGATAAAGCTAAACGCACACGTAAAAAAGAGGAAGCAAAGGTTGACATCAATCCGACTGAAGCACAGAAAGGAGCTGGTAACTATAAGAAAGGTCATATCAAGGTAGATGGTTTCAATGTCACTATTGAGCAGCCTAAGGGTAGCATTCGTCGTGGTAAGGATGCAAATGGTAAGGAATGGGAAACCGAGATGCATAACACCTACGGATATATTCGAGGCACGGAAAGTGTTGATGGTGATCATATCGACATCTTCTTGTCAGATAACCCAACAGAGGGTAACGTCTTCGTTGTAGACCAGGTAAATAAAGACGGTTCTTTCGATGAACATAAGGTAATGTACGGATTCTCCGACATGGAGAGCGCAAGGAAAGCATACCTTTCTAATTATGAAGAGGGATGGCAAGGCTTGGGCAACATTACAGAAGTTAGCAAGGAAGAGTTCAAGAAGTGGATTGATAGCAGTAAACGCAAGACAAAACCGTTTGCAGAATACTCTTCTGTTAAAACAGAGGGAGATGTGAATGTACAACATCCTATTGAGAACAAAGGCAGCAAGCGTCTTGTGTCTAATGAACGCTACGAAGAATTAAAGAAGCGTATGCGTTCTAAGTTGGGGCAGCTTAATTTAGGTGTAGACCCTGAGATGTTGGCTATTGGTGCAGAAATGGCAGTGTATCATATAGAGAATGGTGCACGTGCCTTTGGAGCCTATGCAAAGGAAATGATTTCTGACCTTGGAGACGCAATTCGTCCATATCTTAAAGCATTCTACAACGGTGCAAGAGATTTGCCAGAGATGGTGGAGTTGTCAAAGGAAATGAGCCCTTATGACGAGGTGAGTCGTTTCGACGTTGCTACAATCGGTAATGAGGGTGAGCAGTTAACCCCTTCCGCTATTGAAACAGCTGAGCAGATTAACAACGAAGCAACAGTTGAGTTTAATGCAAAACAAGAACAGAGTAATACGAATGAGTTAGAAGATGTAGACAACGATGCGTATTCTATTACCAAGCAGCACAACAACAAGAAAGATGTTGATATCTGGGTTGTACGTGGTAAGGAACGCACAGACAAGGATGTTTACACCCAGCGCAAGCAGGTGGCAAAAGAACATAATGGTTATTACTCTTCTTTCCGTGGAGTTAATGGCTTTGTATTTAATACTGCAGAAGAAGCACATTCTTTTGCAGATGCAATCTTTACCACACATTCAGAAGAAAATCATGCGCAAATTTCGGAAGAAATTATGCGCAAGGATATTCTAAATATAGAAGACACTGAAAGTCAAGAAAAAAACTCGGATGAGGATATTGCCAGCAAAGAGAAGATAACTGACCGTAAGGATGCAGAAGAACCTACAGAACAATCAACCAATAGTAGGTTGCTTGCTCAATATCATGCGTTAAAAGAAAAGTATCCAGATACAAAAATCTTGCTCCGTGTTGGCGATTTCTACGAGACATATCAAGATGATGCAAAAGATTTGTCTAAGACACTTGGTATTGTTCTTACCAAAAGGAATGATGGTGTTAATATGGTTGGCTTCCCATATCATACACTTGATACCTACCTTCCAAAACTAATACGTGCAGGCTACAGAGTAGCTATTAACGACAAAGATGAAGCTGCAAACGATACTCCTACATCTAATGGACTCGAAGGTAGATTTATTTCTGCGGAGGATATAGAGGGTATCTTTGGAAAGACATTTGTTAATAACGAAACTGGTACAGAAATTAAAGTTGGGCATTTTATCTCTCCTTACAAGGTTGCTATTAAGCTAAATGGGCAGGTTTCTATTGAAGAATGGAGACATCTTGCAAAGACGCTTAATAAAGAGGGGTGGCAGGAGAAGATAGTCCCTGATTTGCACGGCTTCAATATTGGTGACAAGGTGATGTATAAGGGCAAGGAAGCAACTCTTTATGACATCGACAGGTCTGATAATAACAGACCAATACTTGACACAGGTTTAGCACCTGTCATGTATGATGTTGCTTACTGGGAAGAACTCTCTCCTGTCACAAATTCAGAAGATACAATTGCAGCAAAAGACGAAAATGTAAGTACAGAGAAAGAAAAACCAGTAAAAAAGAACAACTCAAAGAAAAAAGATGTATCTTTGAAGCGAGAGCCGACAGTCGGTGACTTGTTTGGCGATTTGTTCAGTAACAATGATTTAGACAGCAAAGACAATGACACAGCAAGAACTCGACAGGCTGAAAGTAGCAGCCGAGAAAATGGGACGGTGGGCAGTATATCTACTGAGCGAGACGGAGTACTGGACACCCGAAGCACTGGAACATCTGACGGAGAAGAAACTGCAAGAGTTTCAGACACGGCAGGCACAGTGGCTGATGGAGAACGAAAGGAATTACTCGGACAGCGGAGCAGCAGAAGCACTTCGAGAGGAAATCACGGAGATGGTGAAGCAGAACGACCGCTGCCTGAACGAGGACAACGCATCGGAGATAGAGATGATGCGAATGGACGAAGTGCCATTGCCAGAGCTACTGACGAAAGCCAAAGAACTTCTCGACCAGCAGCAGGAAGCAGTGAGCAGCTGGTACACGGTGAAGCCAGACGAGGAGGACGAGGAGGAAATGTAGCCTCAGCCAAACAGCCTGAACCAAAATTTAAGCGCAACTATCTATATCCTGAAGACTCTTCGGAGGTAGATAATATGACACCTCAACAGCGACTACGGTCGAATGTTGAGGCTTTGGAGGTTGTGCGTACCTTAATGAAAGAGGGACGTGAGGCTACTGCGGATGAGCGTGATGTACTTGGTCGCTATCGTGGATGGGGAGGTGTAGACTTAGGCAGAGCCTATTCTACCGACATGATGCGTAGAAGTTCTAATGGAAGATGGGGGACGCAGACAGAAAATGATAAACTGCTTTCACGTCTTGCAGACATTATAGACGAGCTCGACCCAGATGGGAAGCGTGGTGTTTTATCTGCCATCAACCGTGCTGCCCTAACATCATACTATACCCCTACAGCTGTAGCAAAAACCTTAAACGACTTTGTAGAACTTGCAGGTTTCAAGGGTGGTAATATGCTTGACCCATCTATGGGTAGTGGTATTTTTGAGGGTACAATGTCAAAGGCTGTGCAGCAGCGCACAATGATACATGGTGTCGAACTTGACTGGCTGACAGGTCAGATTGCAAGAAACCTTTATCCAGATGCAAATGTGCTTGTTACAGGCTATGAGCAGGCTGGCACAGCAGACAATGCCTATGATGTGGTAATGAGTAATACCCCATTCGGAGACCTTAGTGTTACAGACAAGACATGGAAGCATGATAGTAGTCCTGTACGCAAGGCTGCGCAAAACCGTATCCACAACTACTTTGCTGTGAAGATGCTTGACAACACTCGCCCAGGTGGTTTGTGTGTCATCATGACCAGCAATGCTATTCTTGATACTAAGAGTAATCAGATAATTAGAGAACATCTTGCAGACAAAGCAGAGGTGTTAGGAGTTGTACGTCTACCTGATAATACATTTAAGGGTGCAGGTACATCAGTTGTTACGGATGTCATCTTGTTACGTAAATACAAGAACGAAGCAGACCGCATTGCAACTCGTGGCAACGAAACCTATACTACTAATATAGAGAAGCCTTGCCTTTCATCTGGTGAGTTACAACTAAAGAACCCTACCGATGGAAAAACTTACAATGTATCCGTGAACGGTTATTTCACCAAGAACAAGGATATGATGATTGGTGATGGAAAGGCAGGAGGTCAATACAGAGCCGATGAATTTGGTCTTAGTAGTACTATGAGTACAGATGAGATAGCCAAGTCTATACGTAATTTGGTAGAAAAGAAAATAGTTGCAGACCGTAAGGGTAAACTATTTGATACTCATAAGACCGAACGAGAGGTGAAGCAAGCTGTTTCAGAAGCTTATAAGGGTGACGGTAACTATATCAGTAGCGGGAATATCGTAGAACAAGATGGTATGATAGGTGTCGTAACCAGCACCAAGAATAAGTATGGTGATGTAACTACGACCTTTAATGAAATACCATCATTGAAAGGTAAAGCAGAACGCATTGGGGCTATGTTGCCTATTCGTAAGGCGATGAAGCAACTTATTGATATGCAGATACAAGGTGTGGATAACAACCATCTTGAAGAAGCACGAACAGAGTTGCAGAATACGTATGATGCTTTCGTGAAGAAATATGGTCGCTTGAACGATAAGGCTAATGACTTCCTTACAGAAGATATTGACGGCTATACCCTACGTTCTTTGGAGAAATATAAAGATAGTAAGTTTATTGGTTTATCGGACATTTTCACAAAGAACACTATCAAGCCTGCACTTGATATGACAACTGCCAAGACACCACAGGATGCAATTAGCCTTTCTCTTGCTGAATATGGAGAAATCAAACCATCATTCATGAAAGATGTATTAGGTGAAAACTGGGCAGAGCAATGTGGTGATATACTATTCAAGACACCTTTTACAGAAGATGAGTATGAAACAGTAGATGCTTATCTAAGTGGCGATGTGAAAACCAAATTAGAGCAGGCACGAGTAGCGGCAAAGGAAGATGCAACCTTACAGCGTAATGTAGATGCACTTGAAGGGGTACAGCCAAAAGATATACCATTTGAGGATATCAGCATACGAATGGGTGCAAGATGGATTCCAGCAGAGGTATATACAGATTTCATGTATGAGCAATTTGGTATTCCTAAATATATACATCGAGGCAACAAGAGCGGAGTTGAATACTTGCCAGAGGTTGACCAGTATGTTGTAAACGTTGAAAAAAAAGAACTTGGAGGCGAAGCAGATGCATGGCGAACCAGTCGAAGAAGCGCATCAGAGGTGTTTACCGCTGCATTGCAAGATAAGAGCTTATCAGTATTTGATACCATTAAAGAAGGTGGTAAGGAAACAAAAGTCCTCAACAAGGAGGAAACCGAACTGCTGAATAACAAGATACAGGATTTGCGCACAGCCTTTGAGGATTGGATTGGTCAGAACCCAGAGCGTGAGGAAATGCTGATGCGATTGTACAATGATAAGTTCAATCGTACTGTATTGCGTAAGTTTGATGGCTCTCATCTCAACGTTGCAGGACTTATGGGTAAAGAGTTGAGACCTCATCAGAAAGATGCCGTTTGGATGCTTATCAACAACCGTGGTGGTATTGTAGACCATATTGTGGGTGCAGGTAAGACTCTTGTAATGCAGAGTGCTATCATGGAAATGCGACGTATGGGTATTGCCAAGAAGCCTATGATTATCGCTTTGAAGTCTACCGTTGCACAGATAGCTAAAGAGTTCAGAGAAGCTTACCCTGCTGCACGCATACTGGCACCGACCGAAAAGGACTTTGCTGCAAACAACCGCAAGAAGTTCATGGCTCAAATAGCACTTAACGACTATGATTGCGTGATATTGAGTCATGATCAGTATAACATGCTGCCACATACAGAAGAAGTGGAACGTAGTGTTATCGATGAACAGATGGCACAACTTGACAATGCAATTGAGTTCCTGTATGGACAGGATGATAAATCCCAGCTTACCAAGAAGCAGATAAAGGGCTTGGAGAAGAGAAAGAACAATCTTGAAACCAAACTCACCAATCTGCTTGACAGAAAGATAGACCGAGAGTTTACATTTGAGGGACTTGGTGTTGACTACCTTTTTGTAGATGAATGTCAGCATTTCAAGAGTCTACCTTATGTAAGTACATACGACCGTGTAGCTGGTCTTGGTGATAAGAAAGGTAGCCAGAAATCTATTGCCTTACTTAATGGCGTGCGTTATCTACAGAAAATGCACCAAGGCGACCAAGGTACAGTATTCCTTTCTGGTACGACTATCAGCAATAGTCTTAGCGAGATTTACCACTTACTTAATTACTTGCGCCCTTCTGAAATGGAGCAATTAGGTATGACAACCTTTGATGCTTGGGCAGGTAACTTTGCTATACACACAGCAGAATTGGAGTATGGAGTAACCAGTGAACTGAAAGAGAAAGACCGTTTCCGCTCACTGACCAATATTCCAGAGTTGGCTAAGATGTATGCAGAGATAGCTGATGTCCGCAATGACATGAACCTCAAGCTACCTAAGCCGAAGATGCGCAGCCATATTGTTACTGTCCCACAGACAGACCTCATGCAGGAAATCAATCGAGAGATAGTGAATATGGTAAAGAATAAAGACGGCGATTACTTCAATATTGATAGTAACGAGAATACTCCATGGGGATTGCTCGCCAGTACTTATTCAGCAAAAGCTGCTATTAATCCTCGTTTGATAGACGAGAGTTGGGAATCAGAGGGAGGAAAGATACCTGCTGTCTGTGAAAATGTCAAGAAGATTTATGACCAGTTTGCAGAACAGAAAGGCACTCAACTCATCTTCTGTGATACAGGCGTGCCTGGCAAGGGAAAGAAATACGATGCCTATTCCGATATTATCAATCGTCTTGTAAATGACTATGGTATACCTCGTAAGGAAATTGCCGATATTCATGAGGCAAACACCGATGAGAAACGTAAGGAGTTGTTTGCCAAGGTGAATGATGGTAGTGTGCGTATTCTCATTGGTGGTACAAAAAATATGGGTACAGGTGTGAATGTGCAGAAGCGCATTGTTGCCATGCACCATGTAGATGTACCTTGGACACCAGCCGACCGTGAACAACGAGAGGGACGTGGAGTTCGTCAAGGTAACGAAATTGCACGAGACTTCAATGATGATAATGTAGATGTTTACTTTTATGCTACCGAGGGTAGTCTTGACATGTACAAGTATCAGTTACAGGAAACCAAGGGTAAATTATTCGCTCAGTTTAAGAGTGGAACCATTGGTGACCGTACATTTGATGAGGGCGATGCGGAGGAGAATTTCGACCCTGCAGAAGTTGTTGCCATGCTTTCAGGTAATCCTGTCATCTTTGAGAAGTCAAAGCAAGACAAAAAGGTGGAAAAACTACGTCGTGCCAAGAGAGCTTATGAAAGTGATTGGCAGCGTAGGCACGCTCGTTATGAGGAGTTACAAACAAAGAAGAGGAATTATGAACGCCTATTATCTTTGAATGCCAGTGATGTGCAAGGATTGGAACGTGGTGGCTTCACAGCAGACGCAGAAGGTAAATATCCATCAACGGTTACAGTCTCTGTTAAGGATGATTACAGTTCACGCAAGACCTTTGAGAAACCGAAAGAGGCTGGTGCTTACATACATGAACTGTTGAAACAGAATAAGAGAGTACAGCTGTCAGGTTTCCATCAAACAGCTAATATCAGTATTCCTATTACTGATGCAGGTCTGTTTGGAAAGCCTGTTGCAGAGTTGGAAAGTTACGGAGGTATTAAGTATGCCGTTGAAGTAAGCGATGATGATACCGCAGCAGGTGTGGCATTCCGTAATCTGTTGCAAAAGGTTTACAGTAACAAAAAGGTTTACGAGCGTAATATCGATGATGTGAATAACCAACTCAAGGGCGCAGACCCTGGTGAAAATATCTATCCTAAGCAGGCTGAACTTGATGAGGCATTGAAAGAAAAGAGACGTCTTGATGAGGAGTACAAAAAGTTGTCAGATGAGGAAGACAAACCAACTGCCAACGATGATACCAGGTATCGTGATTTTGACGAAGAAAAATTACGAGAAGGCTATGGTTCATATACTAATAGTGAGTTGAGCTTTATCAATGACCCTGTTGCAAAAATGCTTGGTAAGAACAATCGTACCGAGGAAGACCACAAGGCGTTTGCGGAAAGGGAACGCCAGCGCATGATAAGTCGTATAAATGAACTTGCAGACAAGTTACATCTTGATAATATTGAAACCGTTACAGATAGTAACAGCTTACAGGGGAAGAAAGCTAAGGCAAAAGGATTCTATTCTAAAAGTAGTGGAAAAATCACCATCGTTATCCCTAATCATGCAAGTGTAGAAGACGTAGAGAAGACACTGCTACATGAGGCTGTAGCGCATTATGGACTAAGGAAATTGTTTGGTGAACACTTCGAGACGTTCCTTGATAACGTTTATCAGAATGTTGAACCAGAAATAAGACGTATTATAACAAGTCAAGCGGCAAATAACAACTGGGATTTCCGTACAGCAACAGAAGAGTATCTTGCAGGACTGGCAGAACGAACAGACTTCGAGAGGGTTCATTATGCAATATGGAATAAGATAAAAAGTTTATTCTTAAAGATGTTGCATAGTATCGGTTTTGAGGGCTGGTCAGCTACAGAATTAAGTGACAATGAACTTCGTTATTTGCTATGGCGTAGCTATGAAAATATGAAAGAGCCAGGCAGATATCGCAGCATATTGGGTGAGGCAGAAGACATAGCAAAGCAAAATGAGTTAAAGGTTGGAAACTATGATCAGCAAAAAACTAATTCTTCTAATGTAGCTGAAAGTAAGACTGAGACAGAGAATACCTTATATCGTCAAGGTTCAAACGGTCAGTCAGCTTATGATATTTACGAGAATGCCGTAAAAGACAGTGGTACGCAGACAATGTTAGGAGCATTGGCACGTACTGTCTTTAGCAAAGATGCCCGCACAAGGTTTAAGAACAAGTTTGCCGAAAGCTATTTCGATTATAGCCGAAGCATTAAGCAATTACAAGACGCTATCGAAGAGAGTTTAGGTGTTAGGTTGGATAGCTATGAGGACGTATGGCGGACGCTTAATGCAAAGGGTAGTGCAGATGCACAAGAAGTAAACCTTGCTATGTTACGTTATATTGCACCATTAGCCGATTATATCGGATATATGATAAAAGGTAAGAGCCTTAATGGAGAGGTCTTAACGGTGGATGATGTAGAAAAGTATATGAATGCCGTTCATGGTATAGAACGTAATAAGCACATGCAAGAAGCAGCCTTTAGAGATAAGCTGATAAAGAAGCTAAAATCAGAAGGCTACAGCAACGATGAAAGCGAAGCAATAGTTGAAGCTGAGTTGGATAATATTCGCAAAGGCAATGGTAGCATGTATATGGACATATACGATAATGTACGCAAGGACTATTCGGGTTTGACTACATTGTTTAGCGATGAAGTAGAAGATGTAGACAATATAGATGAGTTGGAAGCAGCAGCAACGCAATACGCTAACGACTTTGGAAAAACTGTCGGAATGGACAAAACTTTAGAGTTGTGGGATAAAGTTAGGGCACTCAACGACTTTTCATTACGCAAATCCTATTTGAGCGGTTTGATAAGCAAAGCACAATATGAAGGTGTGAAGCAGATGTTTCAATATTACGTTCCGCTTCGCGGCTGGCATGAGGGTGCAGCAGGCGACATCTATGAATACATCTCACGAGGTGAACGTACAGGAATGTTAGAAAGCACACTAAAGGTCGCTAAAGGTCGCAAGAGTCGTGCAGGTGATATATTAGGAACAATGGCAGCTATGGCAAACACGGCTATTGTACAAGGTAACAAAAACCTTGTTGCACAGAAGTTCCTAAACATGGCACTAAACTATGGTGGAAAGAGCGGACTACTTATGGTAGGTAAGCAATGGTATGAAGAGAGTGCTAACGAAGAACTCATCCCCCTATTCCCAAATCTCCATGACGGTATGACGGTACAAGAACAACAAGACGAAATAGAACGTTTTGAGAAAGACATGGAAGAAAAGCGCAAGGCAGGAAGGGTCAGAGAGTTAAGGAAAGGCTTCAATAAGGAAGTAGGCTTGCGTATGCCGAAGTGGCAAGAGCAAGAACATTGTGTGCGAGTACTGCGCAACGGCAGGGAGCATCAGGTGTACGTTCTTGGCAATCCAAGGGCAGCACAAGCTTTTAATGGGTTGCTAAATAAACAAGCAAAATCAGATATATTGAGAGATGGTTGGGCAGCATGGATGCGTGCGAAAGCAACTATGCAAACAAGCCTTAGCCCTGAGTTTGTCTTTAGCAATTTCCAGCGTGATATCCTCACCGCTGGAACGGGAACATATATTAAATTTGGACGTAAGGCAGGAGTAGAGTTTGCTAAGAACCTTACAACACTTAATCCTATGGCAGGGATGAGCGAGGGACGCGCAGGTGGTATCTTCACTCTTATTCATCGCTATAATAAAGGTACACTCGATATGAGCAACGAAGTAGAACGCATGTTTGACGAGTTCGTTCGCAATGGTGGTATGACAGGCGTTAGCGTCATAGAGGGCAAAGACGAATATCAAAAATCCATTAATAAGGCAGTGAAGCGTATCAAGCAAGGTAAGTTAGACATGGGACGTCAAGCAATTCATGGTTTAGCCGATGCTATAGAATTTATGAATAGCGGTGTAGAGAACTCCACTCGCTTTGCAGCCTACATGGTAAGTCGAAAGACCTTAGGCAAGAGCGTGACAGAAAGTGTGTTTGACGCTAAGGAAGCCAGTGTGAACTTCAATATGAAAGGTAGTGGTGCTTGGCTAAACCTATGGATGCGTAGAAACATCATGTATGCCAACCCAGCTATTCAATCATTACGAATGTTAGGTACGTGGTATGATGCAAGCCCAAAGCGTTTCATGGGGGTGTTATCCACAGTCATAGCAACGAGTGTCACCATGGCAATGTTATGGGCAAGCGTTGGTGCAGGCGATGGCGATGACGACAATGATTGGTATAAGCTCAGTGAATGGAATAGATACAACTATCTAAACGTTTGGACAGGTAATGGCTATGCACATTGGAGTTTACCACAAGAGTTTAGACCGGTATGGGCATTAGGGCAAATAGTGTTTGACTGGCAGAGGGGCATGGTAAGTAAAGAGCGAGCTATCAATTCGATGATGACGCAGCTAAATAATCTTAGCCCGATGGCTTTCTTCTCAGGCGGTATGGATAGTAAAGACAGCTATTGGAAGACTGCCATACGTGCATGGACGCCAACTATTGCAGCTGACTTTTCAGACGCTTATGTATGGAATGAAAACTTCTTAGGACAGAAGATAACCAACCAAGAGGACTATAATATAGACTCTCCCGAATTCCAGCGAGCAGGTAAGAATACTCCTCACTGGGCAGTCTCTTTGAGCAAGCAGTGGAACAACGGTACAGGCGGAGCAGAGAATAGAAAGAGTTATTGGGACAGCCCAGCAATCAATCCAAGTGCACTATACTATCTTGCCCAGCAGCAGTTAGGCGGTTTAGGTACGATGGTAACCAAACTCAGTAAGGCATACGAACAATTGGAAGATCCCAATGGAGAGTTAGAAGCTAAGAACATACCGTTCGTATCGAAAGTTTGGGTTTCAACCGAAGACAAGCAATCCAAGAACCGTGTTACAGACGATAAGTTTTGGATGATATACAACGATTGGAAGTTGATTGACAGTGAGATGAAGCACAATAAGTCAGACGTTGAAAAAGGCAAGATGAGTTTAACAGACCTTGCCGAGCGCATGAACGAACTGCAACAGAATGGCGACCATAAGCGATGGGCACGTTTGAGAGGCTACATGAAAGGCTATGACGAATTACGCAAGGCGCGCAATAATGGAGCAGACGTAGAAGAAGCTATGGATGAACTTAAGAAAGATGTTGTAAAAGAAGAAGAGAAAACACTAATGAATAAATAGTTAAACTTATGATAGTGTAGGCATTGTTTATCTTTGCCTACACTATTAAATTGGATATCAATATGCATACTGTTACAAATAAAAGGGAGAAGCTTATACCGATGAGCCGTATTACTCCAAATAAAAAAAATGAGGAAATGGATACGGTTGCTTTTCGTGCAAACAATTTTGAGAGGCGTAGGGCTTTTGATGTACTCATGGAGGCTCAACACTATTGGAACGAAATGGAGCAGTTCCGAAAAGATAGACAGAGAAACAAAAGATACACCTACGGAGACCAATGGGACGATAAGATTTGCGTCGATGGCAAAACGATGACAGAGGAAGAGTACATCAAGCAGCAAGGTAACGTTCCGTTAAAGAACAATCTTATCCGAAGACTTGTTCGTAATGTACTTGGTGTATATCGCTCGCAATCGAAAGAGCCTACATGTGTAGCACGAGATAGAGAAGAACAAAAACTTGGAGAAACAATGTCAACCATCTTACAGTGTAATATGCAGCTCAACAGAATGAGCGAGGTATATGCACGTACAATGGAAGAGTTTTTAATCTCTGGTTTTATTGTACATCGCAAAAGTTATGGATGGCGTAACGGCAAGGAAGATTGTTGGACGGATTATGTGCAGCCCAACAACTTCTTTATCGATAATAATATGCGTGATTTTCGTGGTTGGGACGTTGGTTGCTTAGGAGAGGTTCACGATATTAGCTTTGGACAACTCTGCGAACAGTTTGCAGAGGCTCCTGAAGATTATCGTAAACTGAAGGATATATATAAATGGGCAGATAGTAAGGAATATATAGCGAGCTACGCAGAGAAGTTTGGCTATAGTAGACTTGATAATTTTGATTTCCTCTTCACCAGTGAGCCTGGAAGGTGTCGTGTTATAGAGGTTTGGCGTAAGGAGCAGAAACCACGCTATCGTTGTCATGACTATCTTAATGGCGATATCTACAAAATAGATGAGGAAGATTATTACAAGGACGTTGTGGCGGTAAATGAGCAGCGTATGCAAATGGCTGAGGCTTCAGGAATGCCAGCAGAAGAAGTTCCACTTATCAAAGCTACTTGGTTCATGGATGATTATTGGTACTTCTATTATCTTTCCCCATTTGGGCATATCCTTAAGGAAGGAGAGACTCCTTTTGAACATGGAAGTCACCCTTATATCTTCAAAGCTTATCCATTTATAGATGGTGAGATTCATTCGTTTGTTAGTGATGTAATAGACCAGCAGAGATATACTAACCGACTCATTACGCTATACGATTGGATAATGCGAGCGAGTGCTAAGGGCGTTTTGTTGATGCCAGAAGACTGTTTACCTGATGGTGTTAGTATGGAAGATATTGCGGAAAGTTGGGCAGAGTTTAACGGAGTTATAATCTTTAAGCCGTCTAAGACTGGGCAAATGCCACATCAAGTAGCGAACAACTCTACTAATATTGGTATTACCGAATTACTCAATTTACAGCTAAAGTTCTTTGAGGATATATCAGGTGTGAATGGAGCTTTGCAGGGTAAGCCTGGCTTCTCTGGGCAAAGTGCATCCATGTATAATCAGCAAGTTCAGAATTCTACAATGTCATTGCTTGATATGTTGGAGTGCTTCTCTTACTTTGTTATAGATGGAGCTTATAAGGACGTGAAGAATATACAGCAATTCTATGATGGGAAACGTGTGTTTAACATTGCAGGAAAGAGCGGCACACAAATCGAATACGACCCTAAGAAAATTAGAGATGTTGAATTTGATTTGTCTATCACCGAAAGTACAACAACACCAGCATATCGTCAACTTGCTAATGATGTTCTTATGCAACTATGGCAAGCTCAAGCTATCAGCGTAGAACAACTACTTGAACATGGAGACTTCCCATTTGCAGATGATCTACTGCAAAGCCTACAATCTCAAAAAGAACAGATACAGCAAGGACAGTTACCTCAAGGTGTATCACCGCAGATTATGCAAAAAGCGCAACAAGGAGCTAATATGCAAGCTGTAGACCAACTGCATCAAGCGTTACAAGCTGCATAACAAAAGGCGTAGGATAATCCTACGCCTTTTGTCTATCTTTTCTTATTTACATTCTTTTGGATATTCTCTACCGCTAAAGGGTCATTGGTAAGAGTGGCAATGCCGTCAAGGCTTTGTTTTTGTCTTACGTTGTATCTTCCCATTGCACCAAGAGTAATACTGTTGCTTCTTCAATTCAATAACAGAGGCGGGCATTTCTGCTGTTCCATTTCTATATGGGGTTGCATAAAAGCACTCTCTTTCAAGGTCAGCAACAAAAGCCTTATTGGTGATATAGCCTTTGTGTTTTAGTCGACGGAAGTTAAATCTATCCATGACAAGGAGTGCTTTCTTTGTACCTGACGCAGGCATAACATAATAACGTTCACCAGTTCTCTCATGTGCCTCATTCGCTTTTCTTACCGCTTCACGATAGCGAAGATA